ATATTCTCCCACATTGCCGGAAGAGTTTTTAACCTTGTCTCATAGCACGCTTCACATACTTTTTTGTCTTTCATAATCGGATTTTTGCCACATATATAGCAAATTCCGTAGTCCGGTCTTTCTGACCGTGATAAATCACACCGTTTCTTGTCTCTATACTTTTTCAGATATGCCTTACACCGTTGACACAGACCTCCGTTGACGGATTTATGCTTTCCGCATTTAGGGCACATACCATTTCCAATACGTTCCTCTTTCAACTGCTTCTTTCTCAGTCTGTCTTTTTCTCTCTGTTCGTCCGTTCTTCCTTTAGCTGCATAACCATCTTGGAACTGTCCCAAACACTCATAACATAATTTTTTATTCGGTTCTGCCGGATTCTTGCCACAATGAGTACAGATGCCAATTTTCTTACGGTATTCTCTGTTTTGTTTCCGCAATTCAGATTGCCTTGCGGCGCAATCGGGACACATAGATTTCTCTGGTGTTGGGTTTTCTTTCCCACATTTCGTACATAATCCCATTTCCCTCATCTCTTTGTATGATAGTTTTCTCAATTCATTTCAGAGGTTCCCAGGATTTATGCGCGCTGCCCTTTCCTCCGTTATTTTCTGCCGAACCTCTCATACATTTCATCAAGACGTTTTCTCGTCTCATCTGACATACCGGATGGCGGTTCGGTGTCTTTCTCCGGCACTTCAATTTTCTGCATCTCTATCTGCGGATCTGCTGCCTTTTCCAAGAGAGCTGCGTGTTTCTTACCCATATCGGCAATCAGTATCCTCACATTCTCCGGCAGTCGTGCTTCTTCTTTCATCCGCTGCACCGAAGTCCGATAGTTCCTGATAAAGTGCGACTGTTCAATGGTTGCCACTTGGTCTGAATCCATCAACGCCCACTCTTTGAGGTTTGCCGCCGTTCCAACAGCTCTTTGGCACGCCTCCGGCAGTTTTGCAAATTCCTCTTCTGAGTTGTAACCGGAGTTCCTTAACGCCCTCTGTACCAACGCCCATGCCTGCAGTTCGCTCATGCTTTCTTCCACCGGAGCAATAATCTCCGTTGCTTTAGTGCGAATATCTGCGATGGTTGGAGGAAAACGTTCACTCGTCATGTACTTTTGTATTGCCAAGTTTGCCTGCTCATACGGAAGATCTTGTAATAATCCATACCACACATCGAAAGCGTCTTTATCTGGTATGAATGTCGGCTGTGCGTAGACCGCTTTCATAGCTTTTACCAAAATCTTAAATTCTTCTCTTTCCATTACCAGCCATCCACATCCTTTACTCTGTTTCCAATGCGATCTCCGCTATTTCTGTATGCAGAAGATGATTGCAATTTATCCCAAATAATGCCTTTCCATCCATTCGACATACATTCATCAATAAGATTGCATACGGCAGTATCTCCATAGACAGAGACCTTATTGGCAACCTGTTTTAGCAACGACTTCATGCCCTGTTCCTTATATCCGTCTTTCCGTTCCGTCTTATACTTGAACCATTCGCGAAGTTTATCTGCCATTACATCAGAGATGGTGTACTCAGGGAGAAGCCTTTCAAAAATTGATTGGGTAGTTTCCCTCTTTCCCCCTTTTTTATTTTCTTTCTCTAACTCTTTCTCTAACTCTTTCTCTATGTTACCTTTTTGAACATTAACGTTACTCTCTGTTACACGTTCGTTACATTCAGTGTTTTCGGGTGTCTCAGTGGGTTTTGTCTTGTTTTTTTCTCTCTCCCGATACTCCCTAACCCTCTGTGCGGATGCCGATTCAGACCCAATCATTTTCAGAGATTTTGGTAAAAATAGTGTGCCGTCACTTTCCGTAACCACAAGCTGTAATTTTGAAAATTGTTGTAACGCTTGTGTAACAATCTGTAACGCAAAACCGGATGCTTCCGCCAACATTTCTGCGTCATACGGAATATCTTCGGAAAATCGCAGTTTGCCCTCATGGTCGATTGACTCTGTAATCATCCATATATAGAACATAACCAAAAGATCGCCATTATCCTTTGCTCTAAGTATCTTGATATAGTGTTTTTCAAAGAAGTTCCGGGGCATTTTGAGCCAAAAATACTTTTTCTCAGCCATCGAACGGTCCTTTCTCTATCTCTTCAAGGAATATCTCAATCCTTGGGTTTTTCTTATCCACATAGAAGTCATGCGTAAAGTTTTCGATTTCTTTCCATCCATCGTTTTTAATCACTCCGCACTTCTGTAAAGCATCCTGAAAAACTTTGTCTGCAAAGGAAAAAATATTGCCCTTGTCACGCTGTTTATCCGGCTCATAGAAGTTGTAATGAATGATGATAGGGTTTGTAATCGTAAGTCTCGGCAACTGTGTCCTGATAGCGTTACACACGATCATCTGGTAATCTCTTTTCATTTTTGCACCCATCTGAGGATGCCTTGCACACTCATGTAGGTAATCGTTAAGATCCGGTAAGGTTCTGGTTCTGCCGTAATAATTTCCTTTGATAACAACCTTGTGCATCCCTAAGCCCTCCTTTCTTTCATTATGGGTGGAGCCGCCGGAATGACGGCTCCTGGGCAATTTAACAAAAGATCCTTGTCAGGGGTTTATACCATTTAACTAATCGAATTTCTTAAAAGGAGGTAAACCGTTTGTGTGTTCTGCGGTTTTCGTGACATATTTTCCTCAGAGACCAATCTTAGGAGATAATTGCAGAAACATATTTACGGGTTACGATTATTTAGGAAATCACGAAAATGTTTGATACATCCGCAAGTTCTTTTTCGAGATACGCTTTAATGTTGGCTTTCGCCTCATTCTTCCATGCGCCTCCGTCTGCCTCAAATAAGGCACAGGAAACGCCAAGGCGATCATTGTCCTTTACGCGGAAGATAAAGCTGCTCATAGGCTGTTTAACTTCTGTAAAGGTCCTGTACGGCATCAGACGGCAAGGACTGGGAACCTCAACCTCCTGCAAGGACGCAACACCCTTTTTAATGGCTGCTTTCTGTCCAACTCCGGTATCTCCGTACTCAGCTACCGTACCGGCTTTCACATTTCCGGCAAACTGCAAGATGATAGGCTTATCATTGACCTCTGCATCTTCATTAAGGAACTTGGACTGCACTCCGATAATGAACTCTTCGTTTTCAGTGAAACGTCCAAATGAGAAGTCCGGGATTTCAGCCTCAACTACTGCAAGTGTTTCTCTCTTACGGTCTGCATCCAAACTGGAAAACAGAATAACTTTGGTAGGAGAAACGACCTGAACGATGTACTGTCCGTCCTTGAAATCTTCTGTGCTCTTTTTGATAAAATCCACAAGGCTGCTCAGTGTGTTCATGGTAATTCCATCCGCTCTGAGTTCCTTGCCGATCATCGTCATATTCTTATCTACATAGGTTCTTCCCTCAATCGACTTAATATGAGGTTCGTCAAGGGAAAGGATTTTCTCAATAGCTGCTTTTAACATATCTTCCTCCTGTTACTGGATAATCTGCCAATCCTCTGCCAGAATGTCTCCGATTGACGGAACCCACATTGCATGAGAACCATCGGCGGTTTTAATCTGCAAATACGGCTCGCACTTGAATAAATCTCCCTCATTCATGCCCCAAGCCTTGGCAGTCTGTAAGTTGCAAGGGATTCCGTCCGGGTAGCCTTTCTGATAAACCACGAACATCCCTCTGCCGTTCCATCCAAGACGGAAAATTTTCTTTCCGTCCTTTACTGCTTCTAACGCTTTTCCAAAATTCATTGCGACACCCTCCTATAAAAGAATATCTTCCATGACCGCTCTCGCTTCAAGAACTGCGATATAGTCTGCCATGGCTTTAATCTGTAAGTCGTAGGTGCTTCTCGGACAGGTAGGAGTGAAATTAAGCTCTCCCTTGTCCCACTTTTCAAGCATAGCCTTTAATTTCTGATGGCGAATAGCAACCTGACCGTACTCGGCTCTGAATCGTTCCTTATAATCTTCGCTCATCATCATTTCTGCGGTGTCTGCCAGTTCCATAGGTCTTTTACACATAATGTCCTCCTAACCGTTTGCAGCATCTCTCATGCTGATTACTTTTGACCCAACTTTTGGGGCTTCTTTTTCCAGAACTTCTCCGGTCTCAGGGTCGCAGCCAAGTTCCTCAGCCGTTACCGGATTTTCTTCCTCAACTTCCTCCGGGTTCATGCTCATACCGCAATCGTCCAAGGTAAGCTGTCCTTTGATCGCACCTTTGGAATGTTCAGTAAGGGTTGTAACACCACTTCTGAAATCCTTATTGATGAACAACTGAGTTTTCAGTCCCATCTCAGGAGCTAACTTAACGGAAGTCTGTACCTCAACGGAAACATCCTCTCTATCATCCTCATTGGGAGTAAGAGTGATCTTTACATCAAGGACACGTTTCTTCTTTGCATCAGTGTTCAAATCCAGAATGTTATCTGAGATTTTCGCTAACGCTCTGTCGATACGTTCCTGAACGCCTCCGGCACACATGGATGCCAATGTAAGTTTCTCTGCCACTGTTTTCACTTCCTTTCTAAAGAATTATTTATAATAAGCGTATCGCCTACTATACGAATGTTTTTCCGTATCTTCTCCGAAACATTTCCTTTGCCTCGTTTTTATCCTTGGCTTGTCCGGTAGATACCATTTCAAGCTCATACGCCAACTGTGCAATGATATGGCTCATTACTTTCATTTCCTTGTTGTGATGAACACTCATTCTACTTGAATTGTGATGGTCCGGCGATAAAGGAACCCACAGACCATCCTCGTCTGCATGGCTCCTGTTCGCCCCACCCATCAAATGGTGTCTCTCGACACCGTAAGAGCCGTCTATCATATCGTAATCAGCGTATTTCATATCAATTACGATTGAATCTTTCATTAAATCTCTCCCATCAGCATATCCATGGAGACAGGACCATCCAGAATCTCAGTATCGGCACAATAATCGCATACCTCACATCTAAGTGGCTCAATGTCTCCATCTTTAATGCGTTGGATTTTCACGATATTGTTTTTGACCTCTGCCAGTTTTTCATCCATCATCAGCGGTGGAACTTCAATAACCTTGATTCTCGGATGAGGAATGTTGTCTGTCTTATCCTTGCTGACAGCACAAATGTAAAACGGCAAGAGATCACCTGTATTCTGTCTGTAAATCTCTCTGTACACGGCAGCTTGTAAATCATATCCCCACCATTCGCAGAAATTGAGTCTCTGCCCCAGGTCCTTTGCGTAAAAGGTTTCTGTTATGCTCTTTACTGTTTTGAGATCAGTGATTCGTCTGCCGTCTGCACTGTCAATTTTGATTTTGACAGGAACTCCCTCAATTTCTCCGGTCATAATAACCTGTTTATCTCCGGCCATGTACTGCATGAAAACTGGATCTTTCACGGCGCGGTCAATCATAATTGAGGCCTGTTTGTATTCGGATTTCAACTCTCCGGCGGTTTTACCTCTGGATGAGAAGATTTCCGGGTGCTGAGCGGAAAATGTAGGAAGTGTCCCCTCAAAGTAGGCATCCACATAGGAGCCTACCATTAACGCAGTTGTGGTTACTTCCTCAACTTCTCCCCGGAGCTTCGCCATAGCGTATGCTTCACAGCCCATTTTTCCGGTCGTGCCGTTGAACTCTTTGTACTGAGAAACGGACACATACTGCATATTAGCTTCTTTGGTGTAATAGTTCTCCGGGGTAAGTTTAAGAAGATTACTCATCTACTTCCTTGAATGTTCCGTCAATCACACCATCAGAACTCTCATCTGCGTTATGAGAACTCTGATCGTGAGACTGGTAAATGTCCTGTGCCTGATACTTCTCTTTCGGTTTTTCCTTAACATCAAATGCCGAACCATCTTCAAATGCCTGACACTGTTCTGCGGTATCAAAGTTAAGGTCAATCAACTTACACAGTCGGCGGAGAACTGTTTTCTTACACATCTCTCCGTAACTTTCTTTCCAAGCCTTACTGTTTGCTGCCTTTGAGAATGTCTGTCTGGTATGTTCGATATCCTCTTTGCTCATGGTGTCGTACATCATGGAACCGTCTTTGTAGAGGACTACCGCAAATGCGCCGATAATCTCTCCGTTTGAAAAAGTCTTAGGTCTGAAATTGACATACTGCTTACCGTTTTCAATTACTTCCTCAAACTTATCTCCCTCACGGACTACCTTTGCGTAAATGTCTTGAATAGGATTGCTCGAATATCTCTTGCACAGCTTGATCTCTCCCTTGTAATCAGTCTGGAACTGACACTGATTTCCGTAAGGGATTGCGTAACACTCTCCGTTAAAGAAATCGAGACCAAGGAAAGCTCCTTTTAAGAGTGTTCGCACAACGGTCGGTGCTTCGCATTTTGAGAAATCAGCTTGTCCGTCCTGCAGAACCGTCATGCAGTTCTGTAAAAATCTCTGCTTGTTGAATTTCTCCGGCAGAGCTGCAACCTGTTTTTCAAGGCTTTCGTCCAGTCCTTTATGAACTGCAACTAAATAATTTGTGTCTTTTGTTGCCATAAATAACCTCCTTGTATTTTTATGAATCTGCCTACCAAGAAAAGGCTATGGCAGGCAGATTATTTATTTTATTCGCTATCGTCTGTACCCCCCCCGAAAAGGTTCTTCAAAAAATCCGCAAAACCATCTTCGGAGTCGGGCTTAACTTTGACGGTATCGAAACCAAATTTCTTTTTCA